GTTAAACCCTAAGGGGCTTCTAGTGTTTAAGGATATGTCCGATAAGAAGCGAAGAGTCATTGGGCGGACGTTAGGTCCGCGGATTCTTGGTGTCGCTCCACCTATGGCCGATGCTCTCGACCAACGAACACTGTGCGAAGGAGCGCAGTATAGGTTCGGGAGAGCTCACTGCAAGCCACCACGTTGGTTGTTGCGCAGGTTCGAGCAATTCGTGCTGAGGTGGATAAAAACAAATCTCGTCCCGTTGGAGGACGAGCCATCTATTGAGGAGTATCTGGAGGCGAGTCATTACTCCAGGAAACTCAAAGATTGGTATTATGAGGTGTTTGACCGGATGCGGGACACACCTTACTTTTTTCCGAAAAAATACAGGAGTTTTGGGAAAATAGAGTGTTTTCGCGATCAATTGAAGTATAAGCATGTCAGGTGCATTAACCCACCACCTGACGAGTGGAAGGTCTTAGCAGGGCCTTTCATACACGCCGTTGAAAAACGTGTGTGTGCTATGCCATGGTTTGCTAAATATATCCCTGTGCTCGAAAGACCAAAAAGGATCGTTGCGCGATTAGGGACCCATGTTGGGCCTTTTTGGGTCACGGACTATACTAGTTTTGAATCCTCCTTTAGTCCGGAGATAATTCGAGCTTGTGAAAACCAATTGTTTAAGTTCATGCTCCAGAAGTGGGGGCATGTCGCAGGTAAAATCTGTGCCTGGAATTGTGGTCGACACTCTAGTGTCTTTCGTGGTTTCAAGCTGGACCTGCCTGGTGTTAGGATGTCGGGTGATCCTAACACCAGCTTGGGCAATGGATTCACAAATTTAATGCTCACAGCGTTTATGTGTTCTGAACGGAGCTTGTCATTTGATGGCTTTGTGGAGGGGGATGATGGTTTGTTCGTTTTTAACGGCGTTCCTGATTTCACTCTTTGCAAGGATCTTGGATTCGAATTAAAATTTCAACCCCATGACACTTTGTACACTACTTCATTTTGCGGGCTTTTGCTTAGTCGGTCTTTGGCTGCCTTCGCTGAGCCAGCTTATGTGTTAGCTTCGTTCGGATGGACGCATTCCATCCTCAAAGAAGGGAAGGAGAAAACGTTGTTGGGATTACTTCGTTGCAAAGCGTACAGTCTAAAGTACTGTAATCCTAGGTGCCCTATATTGACCACGCTGGCGAATAAGTTCTTGGAACTTACAGCTGGCGTGAGGCTTATTAAACCTAGAGGTTACTGGGAGTGCCAACTTGTCTCAGAAGCCATCAAACTCTCCAGTTTGGTGGAACAAGAGGCTAAGTTAGGTATCAGCCCACTTGACCGTATAGATTTCGAAAATTTGTTTGGTGTGCCAGTGGAAACTCAGCTGGAGATTGAGAAGTACATTGGATCCTTAACCCGGATACAACCCTTACAATGTGAAGCCATTCAAAGCCTTTACCCTGATTCTTCAGTGTTTAGGGACTTTGATGCGCGTTTCTGTGGGCCTCGACTAGTTGTTGAGTCCTACGATTAATGTCCGAAAGGACCGTATAGGCCGCGTTAAGGTTATGGAGTTGCCCTCTTTAGTGCCCAAAACGGTGCAAGAGCTCAATACTTCCGTGCTAAGTTTCGTAAGAATAAATGCCGACAGACTGCACGGGCGCGCATATAGTGTTGAGGGTGATGGACAGTCGCATTGGTTCGCCCCAATGGTATTCCATACTAAAAACGCGATGAATTATACAAGATCTAAAAAGATCAGCAGAGAGCAAGTTATGAACAGATTAATTGCTCAAAAACAATTGACCCCAGATGGGGTCGATTGGTTAACACTCCGGATGGACCCCTATCATGACTTCCAGCGTCCGATAGCGGGTTATCCCGATGCAACAGCGGTGGACACGTTGGTGTCTGTCCGCAACTACGAATTGAATGTGAGTAAACCCGTCGGTTTGGCAGCCGGCAATTGGGATGCTCATGTCTTCACGTTGCCTTTCGATTATGCTCAATTCGGACATGCGAATTGTGCGTTTCGGCACGTGACCGTGCAAGCGGATAAGTATTATATGGGATTGCTCAATGTTGCCAGAGATGTTTCTGGCGGCAACTTATTCCCAACAACGTCACCCATGCCGGCGGACTTTAGTGTCGCTAGCATCAGTAATTTCGCAGCCATCCAAGATGGTGTCTCGCGAATTATTGGCATGGGCTTCGAGATCATCGATACGACTGCTCAGCTGTACAAGCAAGGTGCGCTTACAGCTTATAGAGTGCCGAGTATTGTTGGTGATCCATGCACTTGTCGACAGACTGATACCGCCACTGGAAGTGTGTATCAATATAGTCCTTACGTAGTGCAGAGGCCTCCTGTCACCGTGGC